ACACGCGAACCACTCACCAACCTCATACCGTATTCTAACAACCCAAAAGAACACCCCGACGAACAAATCCAGAAAATCGCCTCCAGTATCAAGAACTACGGCTGGGACCAACCCATCGTTGTAGACGCCGACAACGAAGTTATCAAGGGCCACGGTCGAATGCAGGCCGCTGACCTCCTTGGGTTAGACGAGGTGCCCGTGATTCGCCGGGGGGATTTGTCGGACGCTCAGGCACGCGCTTCGCGGATTGCAGATAACAAAACCAGCGAAAGTCCGTGGGATGATGAACTACTCGCGTTGGAAGTGGAGCAGTTAGAAGGCGACCCCGTGGACTTGGATACTCTCGGGTTCGATAGCGGGGAGTTAGATGACGTGCTCGGGGAAGAGGAAATACCGGAGTTCGACCCCGTGGATGAAAGCGAGCAACCGAACCTAGACGAAACCGACCCAACCGAGTGCCCGGAGTGCGGTCACGAGTTCCACCCATGACCAACCTACAGCTGGATTGGTGTAGTCATGATGCAGCTCAATATGCGTGCGAACATTGGCACTATTCAGGGTCAACTCCGTCTGGGAAACTACTCAAAATCGGTGTGTGGGAAAAAGACGACTTCATTGGTGTAGTGATATTCTCCCGCGGGGCCACCCCAAATATCGGTTCGCCGTTCGACCTCGGGCAAACCGAAGTCTGCGAACTGACTCGAATAGCACTTGATAGCCACGAAACGCCAGTTAGCAGAATCATGTCTATCGCTTTGTCGCTTCTACAGGACAAGTGCCCTGGGATTCGGGTAGTTGTTTCGTTTGCTGACCCGATGCAAGACCACGACGGCACGGTCTACCAAGCCGCGAACTGGTACTATCACGGACAACGCGACGACGACTTGTATGTGAAACTTGACGGTGAAACCCACCACCCGAAAAGCCTCTACTCAAAGTACGGGACACAATCAGTTACGAAGCTCAAACAGATGCTTGGCGACGACCGCGTTGAAGGCGTCTATCACCCTGCGAAACACAAGTACGTGTACCCACTTGACGACGAGATAGAGGCGAAGGTTGAAGGCATGGCAGAACCATACCCATGAGTACGGCGGTAGTGGAATACGTAACACGCCACGCGTTCCAGCGTGGAAATGGGGGTGCGAATCCCACCCCGTCGTATCAAGTATTCTCCCCACCAACACCCACCTATGACCGATAGTGACACCTGCGGCCACCCAACCGCCGAAGACACACCCTGCCAGCACCCCACCACGCAAGATGGCGACCCCGACCGCTGTTGGGTGGACGCGCACAACAACGCCGAAACAGACTCAGGTTCGGGCGGCCGCCCACGCCTCCTTGACGACCCGCAAGCCCGCCAGCGCGTCCTCGTCGCCGTCGGCCAAGGCCTCAAAGTAGGCGACCAAGCCGCCCTCGCAGGAATATCACCCGACACACTCCGCCGAAGCCTCTGCTGTATCGACACCCCACGCCAACCCACCCTAAACAAGGACCCGTGCGAGTTTTGCGCTAACTACGCGCAAGCGCACGCGAACGGCGCTCGGGAGGTGCTTCAGGATTGTCGGCCGGAGTTTGTTGCGTCGGCGTCGTATGGGTATGTGGAGGAGGAGAAGCGGCAGTTAACGGGTGAGGATGGTGGGGCGATTGAGGTGTCGTCTGACGTGGTGACGGTGACGGAATCCGAGGATGAGTAAGAGTATTCGCTTCGAATGGCGTCTCTCGGAGAAGCAGCGCGAACTCTTCGAGAGTGACGCGCGGTTCCGGGTTGGGATGATGGGGCGGCGGTTCGGCAAAAACGAGGTGTCCACTGCCATCGAAGTGGATTACGCCACTCAACCCGACACCTATAGTTTCGGCACCAACGACTCCAGTGACGTAATCTGCTGGCACGTTGCCCCAACGTATCGGCAGGCGTACCTCTACGGCTACGAGAAGACGCTAGAGAAGATACCGGACGCCCTCATAGACGCCGACAACACGAGGGGGTCGGAATGGTCGCCGTCGAAGATTACGCTCGTGACGGGTGCCGTGATAGAGTTCCTGTCCTATGGCAACCCATCGGGCTTACAGGGTGGGGGCGTGGACCTTATCGTTGGCGACGAGTGGGCGTACTCGGACCCATCGATTTGGGATCAAGACCTCCGCCCGATGCTCATGGACACGGGCGGCGGTGCAGTCCTTATCTCGAAGCCCTTGGGGGAGAACCACTTCTATGATGCTTACGTGCAGGGCGCGACGCCGGAGCAAATCCACGGGGACGGGTCGGGGCGCATGGATGGGTGGCAGTCCTTCCACGCCACCGGCTACGACTCTCCATTCATCCCGGATAGTGAGCTGGACGCGGCGAAAGAAACCACGCCCGAATCCGTGTTCCGGCAAGAGTATTTGGCGGACCCTGCGAGTGGTGGCACGCTCTTGACGTTGGATATGCTGGACTACGCGGACGCCAGCGTACTGGATGAACGCGACGCAACCTATTGGAAGTGGCATATCAGTGTGGACCTCGGCGTCGAGATGGATGCGGCGAAAGCGCGGGAGAATGACACGGATTACTGGGCGTTGTGCATCGTAGCAGAGAATCCGAATGCAGCGGAAGCGTACTTGTGTGAAGTCCGGCGTCGGCGGGGGCAGGCCCCGTCGCAGGCGGCGGAGTGGATTAATGATGTAACGGCGTGGGTGCCGACGAATCAGGTTGTGTATGAGAAGGTTCAGAGCCAAGCGTGGTTTGAGCAAGACCTTCAGGATGCTGGCCTGCATCCAATCCCGCATACGCCCGAACGGTCGAAGGAGGACCGGATTATCGGCCTGAGTGTGCCGTTCAGTAATGGGCAGGTGAAACTCCTTGACTGGAGTAGCGTGCCGGGGAAGGAGATGGATTGGTCGGATTTCCGGACGGAGTGGGCGGGGTTCCCCGGCGGGAAAGTAGACCAATTGGATGCGGTAGCGCAGGCTCTGGATGATGTGGCGTTTGGGGTTCAGGCGACGGGGGAAGGTTTAGACCTTTACGGGAGGAATATCGACGCATGAGCGACTGTAACTGCTATCGGTGTACGACGCCGGAGTACGGATACGACGAACACGGTCGCTACATCAAGAACAACCTATGCACCGCGCCCTGCGAGAGTTGTGGGCGGCCGACGACGGAACACGTTGACCTTGGGACGCACGGCTATTTGGAGTGTTGGTGGTGCACCGAGCGCGCGGCGGACGCGCAGGAGGTGCCGCCATGAGCGACGAGGGTGGTGGGTGGCTCTCCGACGCCGTTGAATCCGGGCGTGATAGGGTTCGGGAGTTCACGGAGTTCTTGGGCGTCCAGCGGGAGAAATACGTGTGCCCTAGGTGTGGGGTGGCGTGCGAGGAAACCTACGTTCACGATCCGGCTCGGGCGGCGTTTGATGGTGGGGAGTCGCCGGCGTGGGAGTGCCCGGAGTGTTCTACGTGCTATGTGCGTGAGGTGGGGGATGAGTCGTATACGCTGGACTTGTATGGGCGCGACGGGTGAGGTACTGGACTATGGCTTGTTATAGGAAACTATGTACGCCCTTCTATACGCCGATGACACCCAGCACAGTATGTAATTAGATTACTCAACTGGTTGGCTGTCTCAAAGTCCTCAAAGTCACCTACCGGTATCTTGTGGTGTACATGTAGAGATTGGCTAAATTTATCTTGGTGTTCGCTTTCAGTCATTCCACAACTCTGGCATTCGTAGCCATCTCGTTCAAGTGCGTCTTTTCGAGCGTGCCGCCAACTCCATGGCCTCTCTCTTGTGCCACCATTCCACTTGTGGTGCTTTTCTCCTTTCCGCGACCCTTTTGTACGCGTTTCCATCTCTAATTCCTGCATCGCAACTGAGATTCGAGGAGCGCTACAACCGAGTTCTTCGGCTATTTCTTCCTGCGTCATGTCTTCGCTGTGGTATAGCGCTCTAATCCGCTCTTCTTGATGCTTCAGCGCGTCTAGGAGACTACTCATAGTTACGGATTAGGCGGCGAATAACGTCGTCGTAACTGTCGCCGCGGTCTTTCCGGTTGTGGAGTAGGTCTGCTGTTTCGTCATCCACTCGGATTGTGGTTTGACCCATGCTTGTATACAAAGCACGCAACTACATAAATGTTTGCGGGTGCATAACTTTATGTAGGTGGGGTGTATTGTATGAGATGGGCGGTGACGAACCCGCCACAAACCAACCATGACAATTCGAAGCCACAACGCGGCAGTCTCAAAGAGCAACACGAAGAAAGCAAAACTCGACTACAACGACCGCGGTACCCCCGTAACCATCCACGTCGGCCACCTCGACGTGAGCGCGTCGGCAGCCCGCGACTACGCCCGCAAGATTCAGAGCGAACTTGACAGCGTTGTGGACCAGTACGCACTCCACGAGCATGGCCATGATGGAATCGGGTACGCAGAGGTCGTGGATGGTGAATTTGTTGGGTTCACAATTTACGGCCAATACAAACGATGACGACGACTGTTGAGATTACCGACGACCAACGCGAGTTCCTTCGAGAGGTTTCGGAAGTGTCCGCAAAGCGCGCACTACAAGCACTCATAGACGACTATAACAACGGTGGCGGGGGCGAGGAGGCGCTGTCTGAGGAGCGTGTGCGGGAGTTAGCGCGCGAAGAAATCACCGACCGCGTGGTTATGGAGGCGTTAGAATGAGTAGTGTGCGTGTGGAGGAGCGGACGGGGCGGATTGAACGCACGCTAGACGACCTCACCACCCAACGATGAGCGTAGCAGGATACGAATACTGGATTGAATGCCCGGACTGCGGGTACCAGACCGACGCAAGCAAGAGCCGGTACTACGACGACGACTGGAATCTTATCTGTGGGGCAGACGACGGGCGGCACCGAGACAAGGACGGGTGTGGCGCTCGCCTCAATATCACGGTTGAGGTTGTAGGCGGCGGGTAGCCGAACCATTTTTCGCCCCCACCCCAAACCCCCGTAGTATATGAGCGTCCTCGAAACCCTCCTCGCACTCATCCAGACCGCCGGCGCACCAAGCGAAGCAGATACCGACCGGGACGGTGCGTTCTCCTACAAATCAGAGACTCACGCCGCCGGCCTTGGTA